CTGCCCGGATTTTCTGTTCCATCTGGAATGCCATATTGTTGAATTTACTTTCAGACTGCTTCAGCACACGGTCCATCTTGAACTTTCCACCAAAGATTTTAAGATCCGCAGACTTTTTAACCAGTTTTGCTTCACTGTCTTTGTATTCTTCATTTAATTTTCTGAATGCTGCTGTAGACGGAATCTGTGTCTGCAGGTAGCTATATGTCAGTGTTGAACCGCCCTGCGGACTTACCGTATTGTCAAAAGGTAACATCTGTAAGATTTCTGATTCTCTCAGGAATGTATCAACAACCTGCTCAGCCACCTTATCGGATACGCCTTCTATCATGTCTTTTAATAAGAGTGCCATTCAATTCACCATTTTTAACCTTTCTATTTCTGTGTGTCTTCGTACTGCATCCGGATCGCATCAGCCAGATCTTTCGGTTTTGCCCCTGTGTCATGCTCGCCAGTCGGTAAAGGCTTCGGATCAATCATTCTTGGTGTTTTTCCATTGCCTCCATCATCTGTCTCAAAATGAGCTGGAAACTGAGTTTTCAAACCGGCAATCTTTTCATCAATCCCTTTGATATTTCCGTTATCATCAAGCTCAAGGTCCCCGCCTTCTTTCAGCTTAAATGCCATATAAGCAACATCATCTGTTTTTGCTCCCATAAGTGCCACTTTTAACGCTGATTCCAGTCTTTCCTCATTCAACTGCTTTGTCAGTGTTTCCACCTGTGTCTCATAGGCAGTGATCTTCCCCTGAAGCTCATCACTGTTCTTTGTCCCTTTTTTCAACTGCTCAATGAGTTCCGTTGCTTCTCCGTTCTGAGTCGTCAGATTATCATAGTCTGTCTTCAGCTTTCCATAACGGATATCAAGATTCTCTTCCGATGCCGTGAAGATCTTATTCTCCTTCATCCCATCAAGAATTGCCTTGATCTGATCATCTGTTAATTCCTTTGCTTTCAATAATTCTTCTAATGTCATTTTGTATTTCCCCTTTCTTACGCTTTTTACATGTCTCGTCCATGATTTCGTGGAATAAGTGTTTTACATCCCTACGGATGAAATGGCATCAAAAAAGGACATCCTGAGATGTCCCAAATCAATCTATCCTTATTCTGCCACCCAACCTCCCACTATTTGACGCATAGCTGCGAGATTACTGGATCACCATACCCTTTCTTAAAAATGTGCATAAAAATACCACCAACCCTTTCTGATCAGTGGTACTAAAAAATCTCCGGCCAGTCTGTTAATTTATCACTTTCCTCTTTCAGACGCTGAAGTTCTTCTTCTCTTTCTTCCGGTGTCATATCCGGATGTGAAATAACAACATCTAAATATGAATTTATTTTAACTCTTCCCATGTCACACCATACTCCTTCGCTAATTCATTTAATGCCTTTGTATGTGCTTCTTCTATGCCTAAATTATATGGTGGATTCATATATTTGTCAATTCGCTCATCCAATATTCTTGAAAGAAATGGCTTATTTCCAACTTTATATTTGTACACCCTTCCAGCATGAGTTACTACTATTCCGAAAATATATTTTCGATATCCCGCAGCCACAAAATCACTTCCAGTCGGCGGTATATTCGTTGGATGATTATGTATTCCTACAACTCCATTTTTCTTTCTCAGCATCTCTGAATCTTCCGCTGAAACAGCAACACCAAGTTCATTCTTTCCGGATATCTCCCTAAGCAATAACTTTCCTTTGGCATCCATAATATACAAGTCTTCCCCATCCGTGCCGTTTCTATGAAGCAGCATCGCCGTTGCATAATTTCTTAAAGCTTCATTGATTGCGGTGTTTTCAGTAATCTTGTTGAATTTCTTTCTAAAAGCTTCGGATTTTACATACTCCAGATTAACCTCATTAGTTCCAATCCTCTTGACTGTTGTTGAATATGTTCCCTCTTCTTTTGTTTCAACAGCTTTTAGGTACTTTTTTCTGAAACCATCAAACTCCTGTTCTTTATCCAAACCATAAAAAGAAGCTCTCTTCTGTAATCGTTCAAGCTCTTTGGAATCCAGTTTCCACCGTGCTCTCTGCAGTAAAATACATCTACAGTTGACCACTTCTGCAGCACTTCCAGAAGGATCTCCCGGATACATCAGACCGTTGCTGAACTTGTCATCAAGCTCTCTGATCTGTCCGTCAAGCATCTGGTGTGACTCCCTTGTGACTGCATCCAGAGTTGCATCCCACTGTTTTACAACATCAGCTCCCCGATCTCTGGCAGCATAACAGGCATCCATTGTGGATTGCTGCTGGATCCTGTGTCCCTCTGTCCTTGTGATCCGGACTGCATTGTTATAACCAATCTTTGTCCGGCTCGCCAACTGCCTCGCCATCTGATCATAACTCATTCCTGTAGCAATTCCCCGGCTTACTTCTGCGGTAATTCTGCGCTTCAGCAGATCCACATCTTCTCCTAGCCGGCTGTAAAGACCAGCACTGATCTTACTATTCAACTGCACAGCACGGACAACCTTCTCCTGATCAATCGGAATGATCAGTGGAATTCCTTCCTCATGCAGCACATACATATTTCCAATAAAGGATTTCTCATAGCATTCATCCAGATATGGCTGAACTGTCTTGAATTCTTCTTTATGCATCTTATCCAGAATACTGCTAACCTGCTTTTTCAATGCATCCTGATATCTTTTCTGGTAGATCTTTGAGCGTTCCTGGCTCTGCAGGAGCTTCCTTTGTTTTTCATCCTCAACAGAATTGTATTTCTCCTGAATCCGATAGATCTGTTCCTGAAGATCATTGGATCTCTGTGTCAGGTCTTTCAACGCTTGTCCATATACAGACTGCAGCCTCTTGATCACTCGTTCCTCATCATCAAGAAACTCCTGTTGAACAATTTTCTCACGTTTCTTCATCCCGTATCACCTACTCTGTACAGACATCTTCCGGAATGACCTGCTCCAATGCCTTCCTCGCATCAGATGCCGTATTTCCTTCTTTTTGCACCTGCTCTTTCAATTCTTCATAGTCCCAGTCCATTACATCACACAGAGCTTTCAGTGTCT